CAGGGCTTGAATACTGGGGCTTTCATTTCTTAGCCTTTCCTGCCTGGCTCAGCGCGATGGCGACAGCCTGCTTGCGCGACTTGACGATCGGCGCCTTCTTCGGTCCCTTCGGGTCAACGCCCGCGTGCAGCGTGCCCTTCTTGAACTCGCCCATGGCCTTGGAGACTTTGGCGTCGGCTTTGGTTGGCTTTTTCATCATCGCGCTCCATAACTGTTCGGGAACACCCCAGCGCCGCGCGCCATCGGGTCATAGTTTTCGCCCGTGGGCATCCTTGGCGAAACGGACATGGGAGACTGCGGCATCATGTTGAGCGCCATCAGAAGCTGCTGGATTTGCTCTGGCGTCAGGGTTGGCTGGCCCGGCATTGAAAGGCCGCCAAGGGTGTTGGGGAGCGGGGCCGCAGGGTCTGCCATGTCAGGGCGTCCAGCGACGTAGGCAAAGTTCTCAGGCGGCGTCATGGGAGCAGGGCCACCCATCGAAGATGCCCGCGGCGAAAGCATTTGCTGCGGTTGTTCAGCCTCGCGGGAACGAAATCCACTCGGGCGGATGCCGAGCATGTTGAGCAATCCAGACAGCGGCCCGTCTTCAAACGACTGACCGGCTTGGCCAGCGCCACCGCCATTGATCATATCGAGGAGGCCGGTAAAGCGCGCGTCCATGGCAAATCTCCGGTAATTTGCGCAATCTATAGCACAAAGCCAAGCAGACGCAAAGTGCGCGCTAAAGGACTCCTTTAAGGTTTCTGCGCAGGGGCGTCTTCCAATCGTCCTCAACGGGCCGATAGCCGACGAACAGATACCGTGCGCTGTCGGCGCAGTGCGAGTTATGGTCATGTCTTGGCCGTGATCGCCACGTCTTGGACCGCTCGTCCCAATCGCGCTGATACTGCCGCAGCGCCTCGGCAAACCGGATCAGCTTGCTGTCGATGAATGTGCGCGCCAGCCCGTTGCGCACAGCCTGAATGCCGTCCTCTATCGGGATGTTCGGGGCGATGATGATGTTCCGCAACCCAAGGCCCTCGAGCGTTTCGACACGGGACAGACCGCTGCCCAGTTCGCGCACACGGGCGTCATGCGGTAGGACGTGGGTCAGGTAGGTGTACGGCTTCTCTGACATCAGGCGCGCGTAATGGGCCAGCCCGTGGCCGCTGTCCTCGATGTGGTCGATGATGCGCACCTCGTTGCCGACGAACTGCGCGAAGATGATTGAGGTGGAGTCGTCCATGCCCAAGTCCCAGGCCGTCACAACGCCAACCTGCGGCTCCGGGATGATGTTCCTGATGCGGCCATCGGCGGTCAGTTGCTTCATCTCCTTGCCGTAGTAGGCCCCGATGATGGCCGCCTCGAAGCTGCATTCGAACTCCTGGTCATAGCGATCCGGCCCGATGGTCTTCAGGGCGTCGTTGAGTTCGATCTGCGGAATGACGAGCGTCTCGGATGCGGGCAGGACAAGCGTGAACCAATTATCGTCGCGCGTGGCCTTGTCGTAGATTTCCCAGAACTCGTTCTTGCCCTTCGGAGTGCCGATGAACGTGGCACGCCCCTGCCTGTCTGCCAGTGCTGGGCGGATGACGGTCGGCCAGGCGTTCGCCGGGAAGTCTGCGGGTTCGTCCAGCACAACGTCATCGAAATACAGGCCGCGCATCGAGTCGTAGTTGTCGGCGCCAAACAGGCGCAGGCGCGCGCCGTTCGGAAAGTCGGCCCGCAGTTCGCTTTCGTTGTAGGACATACCAGGGATCGGCGCGGTGAACTGCTTGATGTAATCCCAGCTAATCGCCTTGGCCTGGTTGTAGTACGGCGCGATGTACCCGCAGCGCACGTTTTCGCGGGGCGTCGTGATGGCGGCCCGGATCAGGTCATTGATCGCGCCCACGGTGTTGTGAGTCGGCACGAAACGCTCTCCAGCAAGATAAAGCGCGTCTTGGCTGTCCACAGTGATACATCTGACAGGGCGGCTTTCGACTTCATCGATGGCCACAATGTATCTTTTGCGGGACATTGTGTCACCAACGACTGGTTCCCACCTTTCCGCCTTTCTGGCCAACTTAAACGGGTTAAACGCCGATCTAAAGTTGATGCGGTAGAAGTCATCTCCGCCAACATTTTTCATTGCGATTGTCGGCATTTCGCCAAGAGACCACAGCAGGCGCATTATCCCCTCGGCAACGGCTTTGCTTTTCTGGGTGTTTTCGCAATGTGACCCGAGTTTAGTTATGCATCCATCGGTGTCCATCAGCCCGCGCAATAGCGCCAACCTGTCATCCACGCATGCACGAAAATATGCCTCTGGAATATGTTTGTTGTTCAGAACACCAAGCGACTTAAGGCGTGCCGTGAACCCACTGCCGCGTTGCCCGGTTATGGAATATGTCGTGGCATTTCCCGCATTCGACGACGGGACGGCTTTGAACTGCCATTCGTTTGCATCTGCAAACGCCCGCAAGTCTGCGACCGTCTCTTGGTCCATTGTGGTGACATGCGGGCTCCTAGACGTACCGTCACCAAGCCACACACCAAGAATATACGGGTCAACTGGCAAGCTTGATTTCTGGTATTGAGAAGCGCCCGCCAGCGCGATGCTGTGGTTTCTCTCTTTTCCGTAGATCAATGTTTCTTTGATTTCGGCTGTCGTCTTGACCGTTCCGGGGCGGGGTGCATGAGTTCTTGAAACGTATTTTGCTGCGCCCCTCGGCCCCTTCTTGACGCCAACGTGATACGACCGGTCCAGCTTAGTTTGGGTGTGCCACAAATGATCTTCATCGCACACGATTTCGGCGCCATCGCTAAATCTGACGACATAGCATTTTCTGCCAAGCATGACGGGATGCGCTGCAACGACGTTGCACGAATGCCCGTTAGCGCCAAGCACGCGATCCCCAGCGCACAGATCGCCCATGCGCTTAAATGACCCATCAGCCATCGGAATGGGTGTGCTTACGTCAAGCGCCTTCCCAAACCGGCGATGGGCCACAATGCAGGCAAACCGCTCCTTCCGATCATGGAACGGCTGAAGCTGCTTGCGCGGCATGTAGGGGATTTCAATTGTCGGCATTTTTCCAGTGGATGGTCAGCGGGCCGTCGTTGCTGGTCAGGTTGACGTCCTGCTTTTCACGCCAGCCCGCGCGCGTCTTCATCCAGAACATGGCTGCAGTCTTGCAATCGCCGTGCGTGGCGCCCGTAGCAAGGGCCCGCCCGCTAGCGAGGTTGAACAGGTATCCACCGACCTCTGCGGTAGCCTTTATAGCGGAAAGCTTTAGTTCGATATCGTAGTGCTTTGCCAGCGTGGGCTTGCTAATGCCGATGTACGCAGCGATGTCGTCCTGTGGGGTTCCAAACGACGCAAGCGCGGAAACCTGGGCGCGCGTTTCGTTCGTTGGCTCGTGGGCTTTGGCAGCCATCTCGTCAGCCTCTCATCTCGACCATCGGCCGGTGGATTGAGCCTGCATCTTAGCACGCGGCGGCGCTTGGCGCAACGAACCCACCCACCAAAAAAATGACCCGGCAGGGGAGGAACCGCCGGGTCAAGTTGCATGACCGTCCAGAGAGAGTGTCGTAGTGTTAGCACGGGGCTGGGCGCAAATCAACCTCTCAGGCCCTGAAGCCCCGAAAGCCCCGAAGTTTTCAAGTCACTAGGGTTCCCAGAAACTGTAGACTTTGGAACTGTGAACTCCGGTCTTTCTACTGCTTATTTTCTACAGTTTATTTATTTTCTGTATCTTCTTACTTTTTACAGGGCTTTCAGGGCCTAAAGAAATAAGCTATTGAAACCAAAGGAAAAAAGTAGGCCCCGAAGTTTGATTTTTCGGGGCCTACTTCGGGGCCTAACCCCTGTTTCGGGGCCTGTTTCGGGGCCTCAGAACGGGACATCCGAAAATTCATCTCTCCCGCCGTAGAACCCCTGCACCCGACGCTTGGCCTCGTCCTCATCAATCAGGCCCGGTTTTGTCCAAACATAGTGCTTCAGGCCCCGAACTCTGTACCATTTAGGCCCCGTTGGCTGATACCCGATCTCCCGAAGTATCTGCCCCAGCGCCCGGCCGGTCGGAAGTTCGCCATCGCTTTTCAGCATCGCCTGCGCCTTCAACTCGGTGACGCAAATGATCTCGTCGCTCAAAATATCCGACCCATGATCTTCGATGATGTCTCTGATCAGCGCCTGATCGTCCGACACGTTTGCCTCGACCATGCGGCTGAACGCCTTGGTCCTGGGCGCCCGACCCTTGTGGTCGAAGCTGGGCGATATGGCATAGTCCGACAGGAACCGGGCCATCGCGTCAGGCCGACGATACACGCAACCATCAAAGAGCGTCTTGAAATACTCCGCCAACCCCTTGGCGCCGCCGTGATCGACCTCCATCGCCTGAGTGTCGTTGTGCGCGGAAAACAGGACGCAGAACCTGCGGTCCGCGTCATTCACTGGGATCGCGTCCTGGTGGTTGGTGAGCATCATGTACGAGCAAAAGTTTGGCGCACCCGAGTAGGACGTCTTGCCCTTCGGGTTGATCGCCAAGAAGTCGTTGGTGATCGCCGGCTTCATGATGTCCATCACTGCCCACTTGTTGTGGCCGCTGACCCTGATTTCCTCGACGCAGCCAACGATGCCGCCGACGGCCCAGTCGTTGTAATCGGTCTTCAGGCTGCTCGGGGACACGTCCTTGGTATTCTCGGACCCGATGATGCGTTGCAGGATGTTGAAGAGCAGCGTCTTGCCCGAGCCCTGCACGCCCCAGATCAAGAGCGCCCAGTTCACGCGCTGCCCCGGGCGTTGGTAAACGTGTGCCATCCAGTCCAAGACCAAAACCTGCTCGGCCTTGTCGGGGAACGTCCACGCGATATGGCGCAAAAACAGATCCACAACCGCCTGCCCGTCATCGTCAAGCGTCTCACAGGGTGTCACGCCGCCACGCCGGTAGGTGTTCAGAGCCTGGAACCCGTTACGCTCGCAAAACAGTTCGTCCGTGTCAGGCATGAAGAACAAACGATCGACGGTCTGCAGGTGAACGTGGTTGATCGCGTAATCGGCGGCGCGGATCTCCGTGGCTATGACCTCGGCCTCGCAAGAGAACTTGGCGCTGAAGCCCTTGTCGTTGATCGCCAGGGCAGGGTTTTCGACGTTAACGAAGAGGTTGTCCGCCGTGTGATAGCACCACCCGGAGAGCCACGCGGGCACCTCGTCGGCAGTGCCGTCCACCACGCGCCCGCGCTTGATCGGCTTGAAGGACGACTTGACTTCGCGAAGGCCCATTCCGGCGTCTTTGGCGTAGACCTCATGCACTGTCTTGGCTAGAAGGGAGCGGATATCTGGTGAAAGCTGCATCTCATTAAGCGCCTGCACGCGCTTTTTGAATGCCGAGTAGGTTTGCCTGTCGCAGACTTGCTCGGCTTCTTTTTCAAGCGACA